CTACTAAAAGAGCAGGACGCCCCTCTCGAAAGAAGACTGGCTACTTTTCAGAAATACGATGAAATTCTCAACCTGAACTCAGTCAGAAATGGAAAAATCATTGTGAGCACAGAAGTGCGCAAAATGGAGGTGATTCTTCGCATTTTGTTGGGGGATGTGTTTGAAGACAATGGACGAATCTATTTAAGCAACTCGAAGAGGCCAATCGAACGATTTGCGTGATGAGCTTGTCTTTACTTACGAGATCACCACGGACTGGCGTTCTTCGAGCGCCGCTCCGGGGATGGTCTCGCCGTCCTTGAGCGCCTTCTTCAGCGCTACTTTGTCCGGATCGATCGTCGTCTTGATGCGCCTGAAGGCTTCGGGAAGGGCCTCAAGGTCGAGCACCTTGACGGCTTGCGTCGTGCCGATGCGAAGAGACACCATGACGCCTTTGACCTTTCCGCCCATAGCTTCGAGCGCGGGCATCATGTAGGCCTTCAGGCGCTCGGACTTGTTCTCCAGTGCCTTACGGCGCTTTGCAAGACGCTCTTCTTCAGCCTTGATAGCTTCGGCTTCGGCCTTGAGTTCGCGGCAGTAGCAAGCCGTCCCTTCGAGCTTTTCAGCTGCTGCGGTGGTGTACTCCGCGTAGGCGGCAAGGGCTTCGCCATCGACCTCACCCGTATCGGGATCGGCGTCGAGGCGGTCGAGAAGTTCGCGCAGCGCGCCGGGGATTTCGTAAATTTTCATTTTGAGTGCTCGCAAAAAAGCCCCGGTGGTTGACCGGGGCTGAATGGTTGTTAGAAGGGCATGTCGTCATCGACTGGCGGATCAGGCGGCATAGAAGCTGCGCTGGAGGTCTGTGCCTGCGTTCCTCCGTCAAGCTTGCGCACCGCCTTAGGATGCTCCTTCAGGTTCTTAAGAAGCGCGGGGATAGCCGTGGCTTCAGTCGCGCCCGAATCGATCTCCTTAGCGGTTCGACCGGTGGCCGGATCGAATGCGCGTCGGATCGTCATGTCGTTGGCGATCTTTACCTCCCCTAGATAGAGGTATTCGCGGGGCTCTGCTTCAAGGACGAGGCCGATTGGCTTTCCTTCGATCGCCTTTCCGCGATAGCCCTTCACGATCTCGCCTTTCATGGTGCGTACCTTGCCTTCGACCCATTCGACCGACTCGGTTTTGGAGCAAAAAAGCATGGACTGGAAGATACCCATACCAAAAGCCTCTTCGCCGTTGCTTTTGACGATGCAAAGCGAGAGCCACGCCGTGGCTCCATCATTCGATTCGAAGTAAAACCGGAGCATCGCGGCTCCGTTCTTCGTTTCGTACTGCTCTGCCTGCAGGATCTTTCCTTTGTAAGCCCCAGTTTCAAAGATGCGGGCCGGGGTTTCGCTCCTGATGGCAGATACCTTGTCGGCCTTGATAGTTCCGATGATCATTTAGATTCCTTTGCCGATTCTTCGGCGGGTGTTGAAATTCCGTAGTACTCGCAGATGGCCTTGTCGACCTCTGCAAGGTCGTTGTCGATCTCGTCTTCTTCGAACATCCCAAGAGGAGATTTCACGGTGTCGAAGCCTGAGTTGTGAGTGCGAAAGAGGTACCTGCCCTGATCGACCGCTGTTCGAAGGACGGTTGTGAACATCCCTTCAATGACGATCTTTTCGTCCAGCATCTGCCCGATCGTTTTGATGCGCGTCACGCCATCCTTGACCACCGTGTGCGCAAGGAGATAGACGCGTTTTGCATCGTCGAGCTCTGAAGCGGTCTTGGCGAGATCGAACCCGCAGCCGCCGATCTGATTCCACTTGTCATAGCCTCCGACGTTCCGCAACTCCATCATTCTGAAGGATAGGAAGTACTGCCAATCGTCGATGACGATGATCTCCTTTGAGGTCTCCTTCATGGACTGAAGGATGAAGGGGACGTTGGACGTGCAGAGGATGTTGCCGCCACTCAGGCGTGTGAGCTCTTCTCGCTCTCGCTTGTTCTCGACAACTTTTTTAGTTCCGAGCTGAACAAACTTCCAGCCAGTTGACCTGAAAGGAAGCGGTTTTTTGACCGGTTGGATGATTAGCGTTTTGGTTGGATCGATATTGCGAAGGGAGCAAGTCTTGCCTGACCCACTTTCGCCCAAAACAAGCGTTCCGTAGCTCATGTATGATTCTCCGTGTGGTTAAAACGCGAAGACTTCATCGAACTCTTTTCGCATGCGCTCGATGTCGTCTTCGTCTTGCCCGGACATAGGGAGGTTTGCGGAGGCCTGTTCGGCTTCCCAAACCTCTTTTTCTTTCTGGTCATTCGGTGTCATTTGAACCACCTTTCCAAGATGTAGCGAATGAGGTCGAAAAAGCCCGCCTGTTTGGGGGCGGGCTGTGCGGTTGTTCGCAGCTGTTCGGCCGCTCTTGGTCGTCTGGCGGCCCCGGCGCGCTTCTGCTTCCGGCTGCTTGAGCCATTCGGCCCGGTCTGCTGAGTCGGTTGTCATCGGAAAAATCTCCCTAGTAAAAAGGCGAGCCCCTGGAGGAAGCTCGCCTTGGTGTGTTTCGTTGCTTTGGTCTTGCGCTCTCTCGCTCGGGCGTTGCGCGCTGCGCATGCCCTGCGCTGGCGCTTGCTGAGCTGAGAGCGATGCCGGTGCGGGTGCTGGGGGATGGTCATTGCGGTTCCTTCTCTGAGCGGGTGAGGTCACTCCAAAGCGCGAAGAGTGCGAGACGCTTTGCGCCTAGCTTGGCGTCCAGTTCACCTATCAGGCGATGAACTTCATCTTCCTTGCCCTCCTCGTAGCGCTCTCGGATGATCGAGAGCTCTCCGGTCTCGTCCTTAGACCAAGCGTGAGACTCGCGGAGCTTCTTGAAGATCTGAATGAGCTCCTTTTTGGTGCGCCTGATCATGCGGCGTCCTCAGCACGGTCGCGCTTGTTCTCCTCGTACTCGTACTGAGACCATTCCTTGCAGGCCCGGTCGGCCTTGTGCAGGATGCGGTCGATGATGTCGAAGAACTCACCGCCCTTGGCAGCCTCGCGGTCGAACGCTTCGCGGAAGCCCTCGACGTTGTACAGGGAGCGCTCTAGGACGCGGCGTGCGCGGGTCTCGCGGTCATGGCCGGAGAGGAGCGCCCACCACACCCCAAGTTCGTAGAGATCGCTGTAGAAGTCGATCTCGAGCTCAGCCGCGCCGGAAAGGATGCGGGGGATGAATTCGTATTGCATAGTGAACCTCAGTTGGTTGCGAGGTAGCGAAGGAGGAAGGAGCCGCCGTAGATGACGAGGCACATCGTCGCGAAGAAGATGACCCCGCCGATGACGCCGATCATCTGAGCTTGATGCTCTCTGGCGAGCTCAGCCGGGGTAAAGCCCTTGGCCGGGCGGCCCGTCAGCGCGTCGAGCAGGAATTCCGTGAACTTGGTCATTTGCGGCTCCTCATCTGGTGAGCAAGTGCAGCCCCCGCCGCGAAAGCGAAGCCCTCGCGGTCTTCAATGTCCTCGTCAATGTCGAGGAGCTGCTGGAGGTGTCCGCGAAGAAGAGCAGCAAGCTCCACGTCGGCCGTGTAGATCGCCTTATGGATCACGCTTCGGAACCCCTTGCAGGCCTCCCACATGTCGGCGTGGTTGAACAGCCGGAAGTCCACGAGGGTTTTGTAGGTGCTCATGTCGTGCTCAAAGAAAAGCCCCGGCGCTTTTCGGCGACGAGGCTTTGTAGTTAGAGATGATTGTCAGTTACGCGGGCTGATGGCTCAGCCAGTGTTTGTAGCAAGGAAGCTCCTTGACGCTGTATCCGATCTTGTCGAGAGAGGCTTCAAGGTTCAGCCAGTTGAAGTCGTGAACGGCTTCCCACATGGATGCAGCGTAGGGCGAATCGACGCTCCGCAGGAATTCGACGTAGCGTTCAAGGTTTGCTCGGTGCAGGTATCTCCACGTATAGACGAGAGAAAGAAGCTTCTCCATGAAGTCAGCTCTCACGGTGTAGACCTTCGGCGGGATCGGCTCGTCGTGATAAGTGGCAGCCTCGATGCGCTTCATCTGAGCCTTTTCATGCTCGATGCATTCTTCACGCGTCATGATTTTGACTGACTGGATGAAGGAGATTGCGGCCTCGAAGTCTTTTTCGAGAATCCGCTTGTAGCTGGGGACGTTGAAATGATTTTTCAGCGCCGAGTAAATCGTTTGATAGTTGATCCCGTAGCCTTCGGAGCGGCGGCCTACTGCTCTTTGGATTTCGCGTTGCTGTGCGTCGGTGATATATGCCGGAGCGGGAGGATTCTTCAGCGCCTGTTCCATCCGCTCGAACTCATCGTAGAAAGCACACTTGAATTCGAGCGCCTTAGCACCGGTGAAGCCCATAGCCAATAGACAGAAGCCCTTGCGATCCATCCAGTACGCAGGAACCTTTCGAGTAGCACCCTTGTCGTTCAGACTGACTGTTTCTGAGTATCGCGCAAAATTGCGTAATACTTGAAGTTCTTGATTTTTTGCAATTAGGTCATCTACCGCGCGAACTACGTCGCTGTGCTTTTTGCCAAAGTATTCTGCAACTTTGAAGCTGGACGTAACCGCACGGCCTTCAACCACACGGAAGGCATTTTGAACAATGTTCTGAGCCATTGTGAACTCCTTTACATATTTGATTAATCGCCCCTTTTGAGAGGGCGGCCAAGCGCTCAAAACCGTGTAAAGGCGGCGGGCATATTTCCCTTTTGGGTTTTTTATTAGCCTCACGCTCAGCCATGAGCTGAGCTATCCGCGCCCATAGGGCTACAGATACAAAAAAATCCGCATGACTGACAGGGCGGAATCCGCTTTACAGGTGTTTTGAGCACCTGAGCGCAGTATGCCCGAATCTGCAAGCGATGTCAAAATTCAGGTTCAAGCCGCCTCCCGGAGCGTGCCTTGCATGGGGGCGCGGCATTCTTGGAATAAATGCCGGGGAAGCGGCCTGAAGCTGGGCTCTCAGAGGAGAGCATGAAAAAGCCCCCGCACCTTTCGGTACGAGGGCCTGATTGTTCGCGTCAGCGGTTAGTGACGATGCTTTGGGGGAAGACCGCGAAGTAGGTACAGGGCGAATGCCGCACCGATTACGCCAAAGATGGCTACTAGCGTCCATAAGTCCATGTTCATCGCTCCAAAAGGTATGTGAGTAAGAGGCTGACCGCCAAGAACCCCAGTCCAATCAACGCCCCTTGGAAGTTGTACTGGAAAAGCCCTAAGGCCAGACCTGCAACACCTACTTTCTCATAGATGTCGGCGATCCTTTTCACTAGAGCGCGTTTTTGATTGTCAGTAAGTGTCACGTCGTGTCCCCGTGTGTCTCTTCAATCCATTATACGAAAAGTCAACCTCAGACCACTCTTGCGAACAGGCTGAAGTTGGAATCTCCCTCTGGGGTAAGCTGAACTTGTCGCGGCTCTCACATTGCGACATTGTTCAACTACCTCAGAGGAGAAAACATGAGTGTTTATGACGTGCTTGCTCAAGCGATTGAGGAGCGCCGGGTGGTGACATTCACATACGATGGATTCCTGCGCGTCGTTGAGCCTTTCTTGCTCGGCACCACCACCGCAGGGCGTTCCGCGCTGCGCGCTTACCAAACAGCAGGCGGTAGCAGGTCAGGCACAGTGCCCGGGTGGCATCTGTTCTCGCTTGGCAAAATCGTTGGCCTAACCACATGCCAAAAGCAATTCTCCGGTGAGCGACCGCTCTACAACCCCGCTGACGAAGGTATGCAATCCATCGGCGTTCATATTTAGCCTGAGCGCCGCAGTTACACGGCCCCGGCGGAAGCGCGGGGCCGTTGTGAACTGCACAATCGCTGTCGTGTTGAATCATGGTGTTCTCCATTCAGATTCAAGTCTCCTCCCGGAGAAGCCTTAAATCACTCTCTCGCTCCGAGAAGAGGCTTGAATATGAGGTCTCCTTCGGTGCGAAGATATGAACGTCGGACTCCCATTCGACATTCCGTATCAACTCACCGAAGGAGAAATCCATGTTCGATGATCTGAACCCTCAAGGTTTTTATCCGGGGGAGAACCTTCCAAAACTCTCAAAGGCTGAAGTTTTGTTCTTTGGCCTGCTCATGTCCGGTGCGATCAAGTTGGATCGCATCCCCACAACCAAAGCAGGTGAGGAGCTCGACTACTTTGATGAGGGCGACTATGAAGTCATGAACCCGCTGAATCACGATCTCGAGTTGCTGGCTGATCTCTATGAGAAATGCCGCCGGTTTGCGGCTCGCCGTGATGAACAGAAGTAAGTTGCCGTAAGGCTTCAACCTCATCGAAGAAGGCGCTCAGGGCTTCCTCGAACGCCTTCTTTTGGTTTTCAACCTCTTCCCGCGTGATTGGAGCGATGTAACTGCCGCCTGTTCCCAAAACATTTTTGCCTTCGCGAAACGAGGCAGCGTTAATCGCCTGCGCATACGCACTCGCGGCAATCAGAAGCCAGCGCAATTCGTTTTCGGCCGTCTTGCTCCTTCCAGGAAGCGAAAGCTTGAAGTATCGCTTGGCGTCAATTTCCATCTCTTTCTCCTATGAAAAAGTCTGTGAAAGCGTCATCGGTGCAACGAACTGCTTCGCCCATGATCGGATAGCAAACAGCATCGAATGCGGCATAGGCGGCCGCCAATGCATAGATGATCCGAGAATCTTCTTCCGTGATCGGCGTAACGATCAGACGGCCGTCTTCAATTTCTACCTTCATAAATCCTCCTAAGAAAGACCCACAGAAGCGCTCTCAAAAGAAAGCGCTTCAATTGGCCTTTCTCTCTGCCCGATGGTCTGAACCAACTCCCGGACAGAGAGATTCACTGCTCAGGTCTGCCTATGTGCGCTCTTACTCGCTCGGCGTGAGGTACTAGCTCCGCGCCTTGAGGCTTTCCGTCGCCCGTCTGACTAATCATCATCCGGTGCCCCACCCGGCTTCCGGCCGGAGGGGGGATGTTTCGGCATATAGGGATGCCGATAGATGTAACTATAGACATTGCTATCATCGATGTCAATAGGTATAGCTATATGTGTAGGCATAAAAAAAGCCCATCTAGGAGACGGGCTGAAGGTAGGTGATTCAAACTATCGTCTTCGGCGATAGGAGCGACGGTGTTCAACCATAACGCCAATGACGGAAAGTCTTTCCGTGCGCGAGTTGTATATCGGATAGTCCTCATTAAGTGGGATCAATTCGAAGATTTCATTTCCATACTCGTCATATCCGCGGGGACGATATTTTTTGAATGTTGTTTCCATGTCGTCCGAGAACTTACTGACCCTTGTTGCAATTACAAAATCACCAGGCATTGGATGAATAGTGGGATCAACAACGATGATGTCTCCCTCTTGGAAATCTGGTTCCATCGAACTCCCAATAACCTTGAGGGCGTAACAATCATCGGGCAGGTCCATGTCAACCCAAATGAAATCCCCGCTTTCGATTGCTGCCTGCCTGGCAGCAATTTGCCCTGTTGATGTGGGATCTCCTGCCTGTGCATAGGAAAGGATGGGAATCCTTTTCATCCTCCCACGAATAGGCTCAACATTGCTCTGGTTAGCGGGAGGCTGGTCGTTTGATACAAGAGGCTCTCCTACGCCGTTAACGATCCAGTTTTGATTGAGAGGCAATTTGGAGCAAATAGCGAGAGCCGGAGCGGACTTCATATTTTTCGTCTTGCCCGACACCCAACTTGCCACAGAGGGCTGCTTGATGCCCGCCAACGCGGCTAGCTCCGATTGCGAGATATTGAAGTGCTGAAGCACCCAAGAGATTCTTTCTGAAAGCGTTGTCATGATAGACAAGCCTATCGGTTCGTGTGAATGGAATGTCTATTACTTGTGATATAGTTGCTTCTATCGCTATCTATAAAGGTAAAGAGACACCTATGACAAAACAGAGCAATCTGCGTGCAACTGCGATCGCTCGCGATCTCGTTCGCGAGGTCGGTAGTCAAAGGAAGACCGCCGAGCTTGTGGGTGTGAAACAGCCGTCAGTATTCGCATGGACAAAAAACGGTCTCACAGCGACTCGTGAAAACGATCTTCGATTTCGCTTTCCAGAACTTCGGGTCTGGAAACGTTATCCGCCGCTTACCTCTGCTGAGGCCAACTGATGTTCATTCGTCCAGAACTCCGCAAGGGCGATATCGATGTTCGCGTGAAGGCTCCCAAGGATCTTGTCGATAAAGTCGACCTGATCTCTCTTGCGCTTGGCCTGACGCGGCAGGACATTGTGCTTGTCGCTCTGGATGCGTACCTTAATGAAACGCTGGCAATAGCAAGAGTACTGAATCAAGTCGAGGCATCGCAACGGAATTCAAACGGCGTCGTAACGGCAGGAGATGCGCGATGAGCTACGCCGCAGAGAGATGGGCCCGGGCACAGGCGCTGCGGTTTTCCGGAGAGCCTGAAGCCCTCGCCTTGCTGAAAGAAATTGCTTGTTGGTACTTAGAAAAAACGGGCGCTTGCGAGAAGACGCAAGGCGAACTCGCGAAACTGATGGGCTACAAAAAAGCAGATACCGTAGGGCGGTACGTGAAGAAGCTCGTTCAGATGGGCTACGTCACCTTTGAGCGCACACATGGGCCTACTGGGAACATCACCGGGAGCGTTTTCCGCCTTGTTGGATTCGTAGCAAGTGAATGGCCGGAAAAACGACAGGGAATGAAATCGCTTTTGCCCGCAGATACCACTCCTTATTGTGGGGGTGCTCCGTATCAAGGGGTACCCCGTATCGCGGGGGACCCCCATGATAAGGAGAAGGGGTATCCCGTAACGGGGGGGAGGGTACCCCGTATCGCGGGGGAGGGTACCCCGCAACACGGGATTCATATACAGGGTAATACAGGGAATACAGGTAATAACAGTAATTCTATAGGCGCGTCCGCTTCGCAGACGCTTGAAAACACCTTCGAGGATGTTCCTTTCGACGAGTCCTTGTACGAGGAAGCCCGCTCGATGGGGTCAGAACCCAACACCGTGAAGGCCGAAGCTCCGAAGCGCAGGACTACCACGCCGCGCAAAAAGCCCGCTACCCGATGCCCGTTTGGGCCTGATGCCTCAATCCCGCCCGAATACCTCGAAATTGCGCAAAAGGCCGGTATCGGGGACCCTCAGCAGGTCTTCTCCGCATTCGTCAATCACGCAATCGCACACGATCGAAGCCTAGTGGTCTGGCCTGCAGGTTTCCGAACGTGGTGCTCCAACGAGCTCCGATACCACCCCAACCAAACACCCAAGCCGAAGCCTCTCCACCAACGAACCGCTGCCGATTACGACTGGTAAAACCCTATGCCCGAACTTCAAAAAGCATTTTCAAAGCAAGCACTGCAGCCGATCTTCACGAAGATCGAGGCCGTGCGAGTCGCAAACCCGCCTCCGCGAGCACTTCCCAAAAAGTCCGAGCGCGATCTAAAGGCAGATGAACTCCGTGTACGCTTCAGCGACATTCACGCCTCTCTGGCCCGCTGTCTCTCATGGCTTCGTCAACCGTCTGCAGAGACCTTCTCGAACTTTCAGCTCGACGCGGCAGAGAAGGATCAGGCTAAGGCCCTCGCCATCTCGAAGCGCTTCTCTGAACGCCTCATGACGCGCCTCCTCGATGAGACTCACCCCGAGGCAGGAATCCTCTTCCTTGGGTTCACGGGAACGGGTAAGACTCATCTCGCCAAGGCCATCCTCACCGACCTCGCGGCGCGCAAGGCTCCCGGATTCTTCATCCCGGCAAGCGAGTACTTCGACCTTTACACGCCCGCCTACGCGGCGAAGCTCGATCAGCCGCTCTGGAAGATTCGCCAGTGGCTCGCTTCAACTTCCTGCCTCGTCATCGACGAAGTGGGAACGAGCGCATGGACCGACGCCCGCAAAGATCGCCTTCAGCAGATCATCGATCTGCGCACTGCAAACCGCCTGCCGACCATCGTCACAACCAACCTAGCACAGGCCGACTTCGATGCCGCTGGTGCTGAGCGCATCGCCTCGCGCTTCAATCAGGTCCTTTACCCCATCAAATGCGCCTGGTCGGACTTCCGCAAGCGCTCTGCCCTCAAAAACCTGAAGCCCGAGGAGGTGTTCTGATGGAACCCTCTACCGGAATCCACAAACGCTTCATCCACGCCTTCTCACGGTGGATCAGCCGGACGACCTTCATC